GCCAGTCGCTATGTAGATAAGGAAACGGGAGAGATTGCTAAGCTGGGCCTTGAGCAGGCCGATGATCTCGGCATGTGGGACCGTCTTACAAACGCTTACCGTGGCGCGTTGGTGTCGAACGTCGCCACAACGATGCGTAACAACATCTCGACGGCGGTTCGGGTTCCCATAGACATGGCGACTAACTTGGCGGATACCGCGATCAACGCCGCGATCAATCCGTTCCGCAAAGAAAAAGTCGGTGTTAATCCGATGGACGCCTTTGCCTTAATTACAGATCGCTTCAAGCCTGCTCAGAATGCAAAGTTCTACGAACAACTCAAAAACATTCAGCCTAAAATTTACAAAGAACTAGGTGCTACATTTGCCGCTGACGTATCCCGTGTAACCAAAAACGACGCGTTTTCAAAAGTAGAAAAGGCCGTCGATATTGCTAACTTGCTTAACCGCGTATCTGAAACGGCCACACGTAAAGCCGTGTTGCCCGTTATGCTGCGCCGGGAAGCGACCAAGCGAGGTCTTAACTTTGACGATCTTGTGCAAAACGAGACGCTTAACCTTATCCCGGAAGATGCTTGGGCTAAGGCATTAGACGATACTCTTGGCTTTACTTATTCCGCTCGATCAGAAGTCGCGGATGCTTTTGGTAAAGCGTTTGATAAAATGGGTAAACTTGGCACGGCTGTTAAGGTTGTAGGCACAACTGTTATGCCGTTCCCGCGCTTCATGATGAACGCCATGAAGTTCCAGTTCGACTATAGCCCCGCCGCATTTGGTAAACTCCTTACCAAATCAGAATGGGAAAAGATCGCCAAGGGTGATGTATCCACTTTATCAAAAGCGGTTGTTGGCTCGTCGATGTTATACGGCGCGTACCAGTTCCGCAACAGCGAAAATGCTGGGGAAAAATGGTACGAAGGTAAACTGCCCGACGGCCGGGTAGTCGATCTTCGTCCGTATTTCCCTGCGGCCCCTTACCTTTTGGTCGCTGATCTTATCAAGCGTAGCCAAGACGATACTCTCGATCAGGCTTTTAAGGAGCCAACAAAAGACTTGCTTCAAGGTTTGAGCGGCGCTCAGTTCCGCGCAGGCACGGGTCTATATGTTACCGATCAGTTGTTTAAGGATTTGGGTAACGTAAACGGCGATCCAGATAAAGCCGTGCGGATTGCTAAAAACTGGTTGGCGGATGTGGGGTCCGGCTTCTTGTCACCGTTCCAGCAATTTAAGGATTTTTACGCTCAGTATAATCCGGAAGAAGCGGTGTATCGTGACGCCAAGGACAGCGCCCTTGGCACTTTGCTGCGTCCAGTTCCCGGTGCGCAGCGTGCGCTTGGGCTTCCTGCCGCAGAAAGCCCGACACGCGAAGGGCCAATGACCACTGAAGACCCCGCGTTGCGTCAGCTTCTTGGGGCTACGATCCGTCCGGCTAAGAACATTGTCGAAAGTGAATTAGATCGTCTTGGTCTTACGGCGTATGACATCGGATCGAAAACAGGCGAACTTACAATCGACCGACTTATTAACCGCGATCTCGGTGTTATCGCTGAGCGCGGGATCGCACCGATGTTGCAGTCCCCTGAATACCAGAACCTTGATAACATCGGTAAGTCAGCCGCAATTAAAGAAATTTATACTAAGGCACGCGAAGCTGCCGTCGCTAAGTTTAACGCCGAGAACCCAGAACTTAGTCTGCTTCGTCGCTTTAAGAGTATGAAACGCGAAGAGAAGATGGTTCTAAATCGGGAAGTCAAAGCCAACACAGGTATGGCTGCGCCTGAACTACTGCGTCAACTTAGCGAAGCGCCTCTTATCAAGAGCCAAGAACAATACGACGCACTTCCTGTCGGCACTCAGTACACCGATCCCGGCGACTATAAAGTCTATACGAAAGGCGAGTAATGGCCAAGAAGACTAGCGTTAAAGAACAGACGTGGCGGCCGCAGCCGAAAGCGAAGCGTCGCCACAAACCCGACGGGCTTCGCCACCGTAAGTCTTTGGGGCCACGCAGTAACTTGCGGACTAGCTTCTAATAATATAGATACTCTCCATGAAGTTCATGGGTATAGACCCCGGCGCGTTCGGGGCTGTTGCTATTCTGGATAAGGATAGCCGAGAACTTGTCATCATCGACATGCCTACACTCAAGGTCAAGCGCGGGCCGCGTGTCGTCAATCAGGTTGACGCGCACATGCTGGCCGATGCTTTACGTGATCGTGTCACCCCCGATACTTCTGCTCTCATAGAAAAAGTCCACGCCATGCCGGGCCAAGGCGTGTCCTCGATGTTCAGCTTTGGCCGGGCAGCGGGCATTGTCGAAGGCGTGCTTGCGGGATTGTCTGTACCTTTTGAGTTGATCCCGCCTGCGACTTGGACTAAATCTATGCGCACGTTCGGAGGGAAGGACGGTAGTCGGCAGCGGGCACAAGAGTTGTTCCCGGATTACGCCCATCTCTTCGCACGGAAAAAGGACGACGGCCGGGCCGAAGCTGCGCTTCTGGCTTGCTACGCCGCCGAGAGGGAAGAAGATGGAACACCTGTTCGAGTATCAAAAGGTCGGCGCAGACTTTCTCTGTAAGAACCCGGCCGCGTTCCTTGCCGATGAGCAGGGCCTTGGTAAGACGCTTCAAGTTATCGCAGCGTGTGATATGCTCGGCCTGACAAAGGTCGTCGTGGTTTGCCCTGCTATCGCCAAGATCAACTGGCGTCGTGAGTTCGAGAAGTGGGGTACGGTAGAACGTACCGTTCTTGTCTACAGCTACGACAAACTTGTTCAATCGAAGGAGACGCGCAATGAAATCGCAAAGTTGGAGCCAGACGTTCTCGTCATTGACGAAGCGCATTATCTCAAGAACCGCACTGCTAAGCGTACAAAGTATATATATGGTCAGTACTGTCGTGGCGATGGTCTTGTTCGTTTCGCTGATCGCGTTTGGCTTCTTAGTGGCACTCCCATTCCTAATAATGTCAGCGATTTTTGGACACATCTTAAATCAATCTGGAAGTACCCGCTGAACTTTGCGGAGTTTACGACGTACTTCTGCAAGACGTGGAACGGCCAGTTCGGGCTTCAGGTTCTTGGCAATAAGGCCGAACGCATGGCCGAGTTTAAGACGGTACTGAAGGCGATAATGCTGCGCCGTAAGGGCGAGATCGTGCTGAAAGATTTGCCGCCGATCTGGTGGCAGGACGCACCCATCGAGATTGATAACTGGAGCGACAGGAAACACATCGACGATCCCCGCCAAGCCGAAGCCGTCGATATGATCCTTGCGCATTCCCTGACAAATCAGGACTTGGCTTCCGAGATTGAGAGCATCGCTCCTCACATCGCGTCACTACGTCGGCTAACTGGGGTAGCCAAATCCTCACCCATTGCCACCCAAATAGCGGGCGAGTTGGCTGATGATGCTTATAGCAAAATTGTTATATTCGCCTACCATACCGACGCGATCCAGACGCTCTACGATAAGCTGAAAGACTTTAACCCTGTCGTCGTGGCGGGCAGTATGCCGACGGCCGACCGTCAAGCGGCGATTGACAACTTCCAAACCGATCCAAAGGTGCGGGTATTCATCGGCCAGATCACGGCTTGCTCGACAGCGATTACGCTGACAGCGGCAAATCAGGTGGCGTTTGTGGAGATGGATTGGGTTCCGGCAACCAACGCGCAGGCGGCTAAGCGTTGCCATCGTATCGGCCAGACAAAGCCCGTGATTGTGCGGACGTTCGGCCTTGTCAATTCTGTTGATGAGATTGTAGCTAAGACCTTAGCTAAGAAAGCCCAGATGATCTCCGAGGCTTTAGATTAAGAAGGGCCGGGGCGACTTCCAAATCCCCGGCCCTTCCTTTCACTTAAAGCAAATCATCAAGGTCCGAGATGTCAGCAGACGGACGCTCCGTGGCAGTAAATTCGTCTGCCGCTGACAACCGGCCATCCATACGCGGACCGTCGCCCACTTTCTGAAGATTGCCAAGTGAAAACGCAACCCCGTTGTTGCCGTTCACGCTGTACGCATAAGCGCGCAGCGAGGCACGGACCTTCGCACCGGGGTAGATTTCTTTAGGGTCGGTAATCGGAGCAGGCTTGCCGTTCTCGCCAGCAAACTTGCTAACGATACCGGGGGCCTGCTTCGACTTGACGTTCATGAAGATCGAGCCTTCTGGATAGCCCTTCTCTTCGCCGTCGTTGCGGAAAGGCATACGGATTTTGCCGCCTTCCATCAACGATTTGGTCTTGTCTCCCCACTTCTCCTTAGCCACAGCGGCAGCCGTCGCCTTCAGTTCGGACATGTCAGTCCCATCGGGGAATACGAGGCAGCAGGAATAGACCGGCTCACTCGCGCCCGGAGGGGTTTGCGGTTCGAACACATGCGGATAGGAGATGATCGCTTCTGGCGTAATAACTTTTGACATCGGTGTTTCCTTATTCAACGGTGAAATCGTCAGCCGCCAGAGTGGCGACAGACGGACGGTTATCTGTATCAGCGACCATAGATGTGCCGGTTGATACAGCCATGACGAGCGATGTCGGCAAGTTCTTCTTGCCCACGATACGCTCGATCTGCGATGGCGACTTCAACTTCTTTTCGTAGATGTCGTCGTCATCGAGACCTTCTTCCGTGGCCCAAGCCACGAACTCATCCTCAACACGCCAGCGACGTGTCGGGCGTTTCTCGACCAGCTTGTAGCCGGGCAGCGCGTTGCCGCTTTCGAGAATATAATTTGCGTGCCGACGCAGAGACTTGATCCACTCTTCGATCAGCGGAACCTTCTCCAGATAGTCGGCAACCTCGGCCGGTGTGAGATCGTTCAGGTCTTTGACCGCGCCGAACTCGTCTTGCGCTACAGCCAGCGCGTCGTTGCGCAGGGCTGAGCAAGTGCCAGCCGCTTTGCAGAACTTGCAGTGATCGCCCGCCAGACGCGGTGCGTTCGGCTTCAGGCTCTCATGCGCTGCGTCAATCAGTTCGGTCCCAAAGTCCATGATCTCGTCACGGCTGTAGCTATATGACCGCACAGGGCCATCGGCGTGCATGGCGCGTGGTTGGATAACAACCGTGATAACCTTGTTGACGGGAGCCTTGTCGCCGATCTCAAGGATCGCGCCGAGCGCATAGTATTTAAGCTGCGCGTTGTCTTCGACTTCGACAGCCACACCTTGGCCGTGCTTATAGTCGAGGACATAGAGCGACCCGCTTTCCTTGCCGTAGATGATGCAGTCGGCCGTGCCGAACATCGGCATAGGCGGATCGAGTTTGTCTAGGCTGAAGCGTTTCTCATAGCGACACAGGCTCGGTTCCAGCAGTGCCGTCGCACGGATGTGGTCGATATAGACCTGCACCGCACGGGCCATGTTGTCGTCAACCTTGTGGCCGTTGTGCTCTTCGCCAATGAAGGCGAAGGCATCTTCATGTCCATTGACTAAGCAGAACTCACCAAGTT